TAAAGATTTATATCCTGTAGCCATGACAGCATTAGATTATAATCAAGCAGCAACAGATGTTGAGTACCTTACAGCATCAATAGACTTTGCATATCAAATTTATGAAATTGAAGCAATTAGTTAGTATAAATAAAAGTGAGCAGAGATTTGATATACTTTAACACATATCAAATCTTTAGACATAAATTCTGGTGACACCTCGGCAAGCCTCATCAGGGTCAAAATAGTAAAAGAGAGTAGTCAAACTCTGCTCAAACATTTGATGAAAGTATATAATGACATTAGACGAATTGAAACAAGAATCCTACAAAGACCTTCCAGTAAAAAATATTGAAAATATAGATCAAGAATCATTTTATAATCAAGAAATAAAAGCCAAGTGGTTAGATTATAAATCAAGGTTTGAACTTTTACTCGCAAGAAATAAAGGCGACTATCAAGTATTGTACCGTGAAAAATGGGAATACTATGGTGGTAAGTCTGATGCAAAAATATATGCATCAAAACCCTTTGACTTTAAAGTTTTAAAAACTGATCTGCAAATTTACATCTCATCAGATAGTGATGTTATAGAACTTTCCAATAAAATTGCTTATTTAGAAACAACCATAAAATTTATAGACGGTGTAATAAAGTCTATAGATAATCGTGGTTGGGATATTAAACACGCCATATCATGGAAACAATTTGAAGCAGGAATGATGTAAATGAATGTTCAAGATTATATAAAAGTCTATGAGGATATTGTAGATAATAGTTTATGTAATGATCTTATGAATTTTAAACACGACTTCAAACCATCATCCTTTTCTAGTCATGAAAAAATTCATGAAGATTCAAAAAATTATGTTGTAATGGATGACGTTTGGATTAAAAAGGATAGCATATTTTACAATTCTTTAAAAGATTGTTTTGCAAAAGCAGTTAGACAATATGAGTATGAGTTTCCTCTTTTTATGTGCGAACACACAAGTGATTTTAGAATTAACAAATATGGTGTTGGTGGATTTATGTCAGAACACATTGATAACATTCATCACAGCCACGGACAAAAGTGGGGATATCCTCATGTATCTGCTTTACTTTATTTGAATGATGACTATGAAGGTGGTGAATTTGTTGTTGCTAAAAAAAAGATAAAACCAAACAAAGGTTCAGCAATAATATTTCCTTCTAACTTTATGTATCCTCATCAAGCAAAAAAAGTTATTAGTGGAATTAGATGGAGTGTAGTAGCATGGCTGATGTAAAAACTTATAAGTGTTTCCCAACATTAATTCATGAATTTATTTTAGATATCTCAACTGATGATAAAATTCTGATGACAAAATATATTGAAACTTTTAAAGGTGTTGATCTTTTAACTCAGACTGAAGATGATTTGCATAAAATGTCATACTTTAGAAATTTAAAAGATAATATTTTAAAATTAAATAAAACTATACTAGATGATCTTGATTATGAATATGAAGATTTAATAATAACTAATATGTGGGCAAATATTATAAGCTCAGGTGGTAATCATCCACCGCATAATCATTCAAACAATTTTTTGTCTGGTGTATTTTATTTGAAAACAGATACAGCTTCTGCTCCCATAAATTTTTTTGACCCTAGACCGCAAGCTAGTATTATAGTTCCTCGTAGAAAAGAAAACAATTGGGAAAACTCAACTATGATTTCATTTGACCCTACAGAAAATACTGGTCTTATATTTCCATCATGGTTGCAACATTGGGTACAAACAAGTAATGGTGAGAGAATAAGTATCTCTTGGAATATATTAATCAAAGGTCATTACGGCGAACCACGTACTTTACAAAATGCTTATATCTAAAAAGAACGAAGTATATTTAACACTATCTGAGTTATCATCTTCAGAGAATCAAGAGTTAGCAGATTTCTTTACGTTTGAAGTGCCTGGCGCAAAGTTCATGCCCATGTATCGTAATCGTATTTGGGATGGAAAAATACGTTTATTTTCTCCAGCCAGTGGTGAAATTTATTTTGGATTATTGCCATATATTATTGAGTTTTGTAAGAACAATAGTGTTAAATATACTATAGAAGAAGGAGTCGAAGATGAACGGAATGTTGTGGATAAGGTTGTTAGAGGATTTATCAAAAGTCTCAAACCGAAGAGTAAAGGAAAATCTCTCAAAGTACGAGATTATCAAATTGAAGCTGTGCGGTTGGCCATTTCCAGAAATCGTGCTCTTCTTGTTTCTCCTACTGCTAGTGGTAAGTCATTAGTAATATATGCATTAGTTCGTTATTATCAGATGAGTGGACATAGAACTTTAATCCTTGTTCCTACTACATCATTGGTTGAACAGATGTATACTGACTTTGAAGATTATGGTTGGAGCTCTGGTACATACTGTCAGAAGGTATATCAAGGGTATACAACAAAAATAGATAAAGATGTTGTGATATCTACTTGGCAATCTATTTACAAGATGCCTAGAAAATATTTTGAACAGTTTGGTTGTGTAATAGGTGATGAAGCCCATATGTTCAAGGCAAAATCTCTTACTGGTATAATGACTAAGTTACACCAATGTAAGTATAGATTCGGTCTTACAGGGACGCTAGATGGGTCACAGACGCACAAACTTGTATTAGAGGGACTATTTGGTACTGCTGAAAAAGTTGTTAGTACAAAAGAACTTATAGATAAAAAAACACTTGCTAATTTGAAAATAAAATGTATTGTATTAAAACATCCAACAAGAAAAGAAAGGATGACTTATGCTGAAGAAATGGATTACATTGTTTCTAGAGAATTTAGGAATAATTTTATTTTGGATTTGTGCAACACTATTAGTGGTAATACTTTATGCTTGTTCCAGCTGGTAGAAAAACACGGTAAAATATTATATGATGGAATGAAAGGAAGTGAGAATGTATATTTTGTATATGGTGGAACAGATACTGAGCAAAGGGAAAAGATACGTGGATTGGTTGAGGGACATACTAAGTCAACAACAATTGCAAGTTATGGTACTTTTAGTACTGGTATCAATATTCGTAACATTAACAACATCGTGCTCGCAAGTCCAAGTAAATCCAAAATTAGGGTCTTGCAATCAATTGGGAGAGGCTTGCGTACTTCATCAACTAAAGATTCCATTTTGATATTTGACATTGCAGATGATATTTCTTATGGAGAAAGACGTAATTTTACATTAAACCACTTTTTTGAACGAATCAACATATATAATGAAGAGCAGTTTAATTATGAAATTAGTAAGGTAAAAATCAAATGATTATATATACCTTTGTAGAATACCATAAATATAAAGGAACAGACAAGTAAGGTAAAAATAAAATGAATGACGTTTCATATACAGTTTTAAAGTTAGCTAACGGAGAAGATATAATCTGTGAGGTGGATTTTGAAGAATATAATGTAGAGACGGAATTGACAAAACGTGTTTATGAAATACAAAATCCACTATTAATAGTTCATACTAAAGAAATGAGTCCAGAAGGTATGCGTGAAGGCTTGAGTTTGTCACGTTGGTTTCAACCATTTACAGAACAAAAGTATTTTACTATTCCTGCTACAACAGTAGTAACATCTGCTAAAGCTTCACCTGGCCTCGCAAAATACTATGAATATGTGCTTAAAAGAATAGTAACTGAATTTGATGAAGAATATGGTGAATTCGATAGTGACGAAAAATCTTTAGATGATTATAGTAATGATGATATATATGATGAACTACTAGATGAATATGAAACACCTAGTAAAGCTATTCATTAACCCCTCAACATAGTTGAGTATATAGAGATAAAGTGCTTATGTCAAGTCTCTTTATTATATTGATATATTTCTTTATCAAACCTCTTTAGGGTATTGACATATTACCCATAATATAGTATAGTGATTAATATATTAGGAGTATCTTATGATAAAAAATAAAAAGCAAAAGCCACATTACGTAGACAATAAAAAGTTTTTGCAAGCAATGGTTGAATGGCGTGAGACATGGCCTAACGAACTTAAAGAAACAATTAAACCACCAGTTTCAAATTATGTAGGTGAATGTTTTCTTAAAATAGCTACACATCTATCTTATAGACCAAACTTTATTAATTACACTTATAGAGATGAAATGATTTCAGACGGTATTGAAAATTGTTTGCAATACGCACAAAACTTTAATCCAGAGAAATCTTCTAATCCTTTTGCATATTTTACACAAATAATCTATTATGCATTTTTGCGTAGAATTCAAAAAGAGAAAAAGCAAACTCATGTAAGAAATAAAATAATTGAGAAATCTAATTATGTATCCTTTACTACAATGGAAGGTGATGACAATGCTTATACTGTTTCTGGTTTTGACCCTATCATAATGCTTCCAGATGAGGATGTATACAAGCCTAAAAAGAAAGAGGATAAACCAGCAAAAGGTTTAGAGAAATTCATGGAGACAGATACTTGAAGGTAGCTATTATTACCGACACGCATTTTGGTGCAAGAAATGACAACTCAAATTTTAATGAATACTTTTTCAAGTTCTATGAAAATATATTTTTCCCAACTCTAAAAGAAAGAGGTATTACAACGTGTGTCCATATGGGTGATGTTGTGGATAGGCGTAAGTATATTAGTTATAAAATTGCAAATGATTTTCGTGAAAGATTTATAAATCGTTTTAAAGAGATGAATATTGACCTTCATATTATAATTGGTAATCACGACACTTATTATAAGAATACTAATGAAGTAAACTCTATGGAAGAGCTTGTAGGTTCTGATAGATTTAAAATCTACACAGGTCCAGAGGTTGTAGAGTTTGATGGTACACCTATTTTGTTTATGCCTTGGATTAATTCAAACAACTACGAAGAATCTATAGATGCTTTGAATACTGCAAATGCAGATATTCTTATGGGACATCTTGAGGTCAGTGGTTTTGAAATGTACAAGGGTCATAAGTCAGAAGGTAAGTTTGAAAAGAAACTCTTTAGCAGATTTGAAACTGTATTCAGTGGTCACTTTCATCACAAGTCAGATGACGGACAAATCTTTTATCTTGGCACACCCTATGAATTGTTCTGGAATGATTATCAAGACCCTAAAGGGTTTCATATCTTTGATACTGGCACAAGAGAGCTTGAGCGTATTGTAAATACCTATACTCTATTTGAGAAGATTTACTATGATGACACAGAGCAAGATTATACTAAGCACGATGTATCAAAATACAAAGAAAAGTATGTTAAAGTAATTGTAGTAAATAAGAAAGATTTGTATCAGTTTGATTTGTTTACTGACAGACTTCTAAATGCTGATGCACACGAAGTTAAAATCATTGAAGATTTCTCAGAGTTGGATGCAAACAATGTATCAGATGATATTGTAAAAAATACAGAAGACACTATGACACTACTTGAGAGATACATTGATGATTTGGATATTACACTAGATAAAAAGAGACTCAAGAATACAATGAAGTCTTTGTATAATGAAGCACAAGACTTGGAGCTATAATTGATAATTTTTAAGTATGTGAAGTGGAAAAATTTCCTTTCAACTGGTAATCAATTTACCGAAATACAACTAGACAGAAATAATACAACACTGATAATTGGAGAGAATGGGGCTGGTAAGTCTACTATTCTTGATGCGTTATGCTTTGGTTTATTCGGTAAACCATTTCGTAGTATTAACAAAGCACAATTAATCAATACTGTTAATGGCGGTAGTTGTGAAGTTGAAGTTGGTTT